AACTGGTCTCGAGACGACGAGCGCTGTTGGGGATAATCTCTTCCCAGATGGCACCTGGTTCGTTACTAACGGTGTGCTTCAGGATTCCCTGGGCGTTGACCACGGTTGGTGGGTAGATGTTCATCTTGATGCCCTGGAAGTAGAAGTTGGTCAGGCCGTCCTTGGCAAACTGAATCGGCTTGGCGCGGGACATGTCCGACAGGCCGTAGTAGGAATCAAATAATGGAATAGCGCTCTTATTAATGAAGGGGATCTTGGCGTTCTTGTGCGGGTTGGGAGTGTTACGGAGCTCTAAGCAGCCGTACTGAGGGCTAAAGCTAATCCAGCGGCCTTCTTTACCGGCTTCGAAGCGGGTGACGACTTCGACGCGTCCTTTGACGCCCTCTGGTGAACGGGTGCGGACGACGAAAGAATCACGGTGGTTGTCGGGGGAAGTGGAGGCGGACTTAGCAGTTTCCTGGACGGTCTTCAGGTTCTCAAGGTCCCAGCCGGAATTGGCGGCGAACTCGGGATCAGACTCGAGCTGCGTAATCAGGTCGGAGATTTCCTTGTGACCCATATAAGAGATAGCGTGGGCGTAGTCCATGTCGGAGATGGTGTAGCGTCCCTGTTGGGGGATAAAGTTGCGCGGGTTCCACAACCAGCAGTTGGGGCCGATATAGCCTGACGGAGACACGTCCCAGTCGTAGAACATTGGCATGGTGCCGTAGACACCAGAGTACATTTCCCAGAGGCGGATCTTATCTAAGAAGGGGCGCTGGGCGTTGGCGTTGGGGTACCACCACTTTTGGCGCAGCACGTCCATAAACAGGCCTTTACCGATGTCGCGCTTACCGGCGGCTTCGGTTTCACCACTCGGCAGCTGGCCGACGACACGAGCACTACGCTCGATAATCATCGTGGCGGCTTCACTGTCGGTGATACCTGACTTAGTTTGCTTTGATACCTGGTCGTAGGTCTTGCTAATCAGCATGGCCTCGTTGGCGTCCCACTCGGACGTCTGGTTGTCGTGGACCTCAAGATCGTTGGCGTAGTCGGTCTTATATTCATAAGACTTACCGGGCAGTTGGGCTTTTTCGTCGTTCATTTGTGTTTGTTTTCCTTATCTACAGATAATTATAACAGGATTAGATGCTTGATGGTAAGCCGTAGCTGTCCCACTTTGGCATGGCGTTTATTTTACTGGTGGTACTCTTGTGGCCGTGCTTGAAGAACAGCTCCAAGTAGCGGATGGCGTCCAGGCTGTCGTCGAACTTCTTCTCGGGCAGCTCCATGGGGTGGCGCTGCTGCTTCATTTCCTTATACCGGTAGTGCATGAAGTCGTAGTGGGTGTGTGGGCAAGCCTCGGTGTCGATGAAGTAGTTGGGCTTGGGCGGGCCAATCATCTGCTGCTTGGGCTTCAGTCTGCGGCTAAACAGCTGGATACCAGCCGGCACCGAGTTCTGGCCCTTGGGGGCGGGGATGACGGGCATACCCTTGGCCTGCATGTACTCGATGAGATCGGGTCGGGCCGAGTCAGCAATAATAGCTGTCAGCGTGCGGGTGCCCATCTTGCGGCGGATGTCGGCAATCAGGTCGTCGATATGGATACCGGTGCCGTGGATTTCATCCCACTGGTACCAGACGTCGTCTCTGGTAATGCGGATAAAACAGGCCGCCATCGGGTGACCTTCGGCGAAACCAAAGTCCAATGCAATATAATCGGTGCCTTCTTTGGGGACGTCTTGGGCGTCGACGTGGTGCAGTTTCTTCTGGTAATCGGGATAGACTGCGCCCTGGAGTGAGAATGGAATCAGCTCGGTCTCTTGGAAAAAGGCGCCCAGCTTGCCCTCTTCTTCCGCCTGTTGGCGGTCGGCTTCGATTACCTCGGGTAAAATCAGCGGGTTCTCACGCCAGGTAGCCTTACTATAATACCAGTCGCCGAAACCAATCTTGTCCTTCTTGAGCGACTTCTCGTAGTTCTTCTCGGCCCGCTCCAGCATCTCCACCCAGATGTCGTCGGGTTTGGCGGTACCCATGAAGGCCGCCCAGCCACCGGTGGTATAGAGAAACTGCCGATAGACAAAGTCCCAGCCGTAGTGGTCCTGGTCCTGGTACTCATCGAAAATCATACCGTAAGACTCACCACCACGGTGCGAATCCGCCTTGTCACTACCTAGGAGGCGGATAGAGGCAGGCGGCTTCGAATAGTCGGGGATGAGCTCCAGGCAGTCGCAGTCATCGAAATGAATCAGCTCCTTACCTATGGTTTTACAGGAGCCCAAGGAAATCGGCAGCTTCACTTTACCCTCCAAGTAATTGAAGGTGACGGTGAGGGTGCTTTTATTGGTTTCTTTAATAAGACCGCGGTCAATCAGCGGCACGTACTGGTTCCAGGCGACTTGCTCGGCCTGTTGGTACTCTTTGAAGACGATGTGGTGCGGGCCCTGGTTCATCATGCAGGACATCTTGAGGTGCTCGACGCTCCACTTGGTTTTACCGGTACGGCGGCTCCAGAAGAGCATGCCTCGGCGGTAGCCATCCATGAGGAACGCCCGATGGGCGTCCCGCTGGATTTTAAATGGTTCGTAGGCCATTACAGTACGACTGAGCTGTTGTCGATTTCGTAAGCTTTACCACCGATGACCTGGACCTGGCGGCGGGCGGACTTGCCGATAGGTGGCTTGGGCATCAGCTTCTCAATCAGCCAGAACTTGTAGCGGTACATGCGCATCTTCTCTTGGAAGTCCGAAGAGTTGACGTCCTCTAGGGTGACACCGGCCAGTTCGGCTTCGACTAAGTTAGCTGGTGGATCTTCAAAGAAGGAGACGCGGCCCAAGATAATGCGAGGATAGAAATCCTTACCTTCGGCGTCTTGCTTGACCAGTTCCTTACCATCGTCGTCGTACTGGCGGCGCAGCAAGGTGAGTTCAAAGCGGGGCTCTGAGTACCAGGTACCGGCAATGGTCTGGTACTGGGTCGGGCTACAACTCCATTTAATGACGTAGTTCTCGCGGACCGAGAAACGCTTCAGTTCGGGCAGGTCGTAGAGTTCTTCGACCGGGTTCTTATATAAGGACGGATTAACGGGAAAGCGTTCGACGACACCGACGACTTGGCCTTGGGTACCGAGCGTCACCCCTGGGGCAGCGATTGGTTCTTTGGCGCTGAGCTTGTCGAGCATCATCTGGAACTGTTCTTGGGTTAGGGTAACGGTGGCTGGGGCCGGGGCGGCAGCTTCGGTTACGGTTGGTGTAATCGTTACGGTTGCGGTTGCTTCTACGGGTGCTGTCTGCACCTGGGGTGCGGCTGCCTCTTTAGCTGCGGCAATCTGCGCCTTGGCGCGCTCACTAGCGGCGAGCCGCATTTCTGGCGTCCATTTTTTGCCCATCTTGGTGTTACCCTCTCTGTTTTATGGTGATAAGATGTTGTTTTTTTTGGAGTTTTGTATTTGCTTTTAGGATAGCATAAAGCTCTGCTTTTACGTACAATATAATTATCTACTCATAGTAGAAACAAACACTAATAAAAAGGAGCCTACCATGGCATCACGTAACGAATTGAACTTGCGGGCCCGCATGTGCAACATCGCAGCCGCAAGCTACCCCAACGATTCTAAGTTGGAACAAGCCGTTCTCTACGCCGAGAAGAACGCAAGCGCATCGGGCGCAGCAACTGTTCTAGCAGTCACCAACGCTGCCACCAAGAATGACTTGGCTGGAGTAGCCGGAGACAAGAACATCTAATAGGAAGGCACCTCCGGGTGCCTTTTTAAACTATGAAAATAAGCGACCTGTTGAACAAGACGTTCATCGTACCGGTCATCGATCTGCCGGTGTTTGTCGACGTCGAGCGCAGCTTCAACCTCAGTGACGACGAAGCCTCCCGGGCTGCCCAGCGCCGTGAGATTACCCGCCTACTGAAAGAAGCGGCACGCCAAGATACCTACTACGATTGACGCGGGTCAGATTCGAGTAGTTCGTAATACATAAGCCTAGTAGAGATAGGTGTACTTAGTTGCTGGCACGGTAATGGTGCGTTGGTGATAGGCTACCGAGTCGTAATTCATCTCAGAGATGGTGACATTACTGCCCGATACACTCTCAACATAGACCACGTGACCGTAGACCCAGCCGACGGCGCCAGCCACCGGCGTACGACTGACAGTCCAGCCCGCAGCCGTGGCGTAGCGCTTCCAATCGGTGGCATCATGCCAGCCCTCAGGAACGCTTGGCTTGCGGTTTTTAACGTGCCAGGTGCATTGACCGGCTTGGTAGCCATTCGGGCCTCCTGGGGCAC